CTTGGAGGGGCATTGATGGAAATTGAAGAGGTACACGATCCGCACGCCGCGGTGGACTTCATGGTGCTGCACGCAAAAAAGTACGCTGCAGCCAAAGCTTTGAGGATTTACACCGAGGAGTTTCGCAAGAGCAAGAAAGCGATCTTGATGAAGCAAAGCCTAGAGACCGCAATCGGCGCACAAGAGCGTGAAGCTTATGCGCACCCGGAGTACATCGAATTATTACGAGAGTTGCAAAAACACGTTACTGAAGAGGAAACATTGAAATGGAAACTAACAGCAGCACAGGCAAGGATCGAGATTTACAGGACGCAGCAGGCGAATCTCAGGGCGGAGGGCAAGGCGACGATATAAGCGATTCCCATTTGATCAGGGAGCGCATGCTGGCCGACTTTGCTCGGTTCATTGGCAGTCAAGCCTGGGAGGACGATAAGGGGTGGACACAGGCCGTTTATCACAATGCTTGGGGCGATGGCTTTTATGCTGGCCTTCATTACGCTAAATCACTGTTCTATGAAATCCATGACGAAAGACGAAAAAAAACATCTTGGTAAAGTGGCCGCTATCGGTTGTGTGCTCTGCTATTTGAAGGGCACGCCCGGTACGCCGGCAGAGATCCATCACCCCAGAAAGGGAACTGGCATGGGCCAACGGGCAAGTCACTACGACGCAATCCCTCTGTGCCCTGAGCACCATAGGGGATCAAGTGGCATCCACGGCATGGGCGTGAAGGCTTTCACTAAGCACTATGGGGTAGACGAGGCTGAATTACTACACATCACCCGCCGTTTGGTTGCGCATCATGACCATTTGTCGGATGGATGGCGTACTCACACACAAGTGGACTAAAAGTGTGTAGGATTGAGTCTGTAGTAACCAAACATTGAAACCAAACGGAGAAACCAAATGCTTTTAATTGAATCAGTCAAAAACATTACCATCGCAAAAACACGCAACTCACGTTTTTACGGCGAGCCAACACTCTTTGCGATGATTGTGGATGAGTCCACCGGCTACGCACAAGAAATGGAATTTGCCAACATTGAAGAGGCAAACGACTTTGTGGCTCGCATCAACAAACTAACCAAAAAATAAATCAACAGGGGCCTCGGCCCCATCACATGGAGAACATCATGCAACACGACGTTACCGCAGAAAATCACGACAGGGTCAGCCTCAGCGATCACGAAGGCGGTTTGTGGATGTCTATTTGGAAGGTAGGCGCACACTGCAGCGTTCACTTGAATCAAGAGCAGATCAAGGAGCTTCACAAGGCAATCGGCGAATACATCAAGGAGACGGCAGATGAACTATGACTGGTGGCTCGACAGGCAACTCTGGGAATATGACCAAGAGCGGCTTGACTCAGAGGAGCAGGAGGACTTAGACTCAGACGAGTTTCCATGTGATGTCTCCTGTTGACTTACCTCAAGTCTTTTCCCCGGCGCAATGCCGGGGTTTCTTTTTGTAGCAAAGCATAGTAAAATCAATCAGTTACATGAGCGCCTGCGCAATAATCTTGCAGGCCGCGCCACAAAACCCTACGATTAACGGATCGAGACGAGTCACTGAGAGTATGTGATGGCCAAATCCGCAAAACCCAAAGATGATGCTGCGCCGCGCAAAACTGGCCGGCCAAGCAAATACACGCCTGAGATAGCCACCAAGATCGTAGAACAACTAAGTGAAGGCATTCCACTAAGAGAGATATGCAGACAAGAGGGCATGCCAGCTTGGCGAACCATTTACGATTGGATGTATCAGGATGATGTTTCTGGGGCGGCGAGCGTCGGTCTTTCCGCAGCCATCGCGAGAGCACGGGAAATTGGCTACGACAAAATGGCTGAGGAGTGCCTCGAGATTGCCAACACGCCAATGCTTGGCGAAGTCAAGACGGTTGATGGCGACAAGCTGATTGTCCGCAAGGAAGACATGCTTGGCCACCGCAAGCTGCAGATCGAGACCAGGCTCAAGCTGCTGGCCAAATGGAACCCCAAGAAGTACGGTGATCGCCTCACGCATGCTGGCGATGCCGAGAACCCGGTGCAAGTACAGGCCGATGTCAGTATCTTCGACGCTATGCTGAAGAACCTCGAAGCCAAGAGGCAGCTTGGGGACAAGTGACCTCGAGACCCTACTGCGTGATCCGCAGGTAAGGGCTGAGTACACCAAGCTACCTGCTGACCAGGCTGCGGCTTGGGCCTGGCGCATGATGTGGCTCACGCGAGCGCTCAAGCACCAGATCCTGCCGACTGGTGATTGGTGGTCGATCTGGTTAATGCTAGCTGGCAGGGGTGCCGGTAAGACGAGAACTGCAGCCGAGCAGATCGCCTGGTGGGCATGGTCCCACAAAGCCACGAGATGGCTCGTAGCGGCTCCAACGAGCAGTGACGTGAGGAGTACATGCTTTGAGGGTGATTCGGGCCTCCTGCAGGTCATTCCGCCCGTCCTAGTGGCTGATTACAACAAGGCGCTGCATGAACTCAGGCTCACTAACGGCAGCCTGATCAAAGGAATCCCGGCGAGTGAACCGGAGCGCTTCCGTGGCCCGCAGTTCCATGGCGGCTGGCTTGATGAATTAGCAGCGTGGGAATACCTGCAAGAAGCCTGGGACCAGATCCAGTTTGGCATGCGACTCAAGCTCGAGAACATGAAGACCAGGCTGATCTGCACGACCACGCCCAAGCCTAAAGACTTAATCATTGATCTGATGTCAAGGGAAGGTGACGACGTCGTACTGACGACTGCATCGACCTATGCCAACCTCGACAACCTCTCTGAGAACTTCAAGCGGCAGATCCTAAGTTACGAAGGCACGAACTTAGGAAGGCAAGAGATCCACGCTGAGATCATTGACGCTGAAGAGGGCGGTATCGTCAAGCGGGATTGGTTTCGCCTATGGCCTGCAGACAAGCCTCTGCCGAAGCTGGAGTTCATCGTTCAGTCCTACGACTGTGCCTTCACTGAGAAGACGCAGAATGATCCGACGGCCTGCATTACCTTCGGTGTCTACAAGCCTGAAGACGGTGGCATGCGGGTGCTAATCATTGATGCCTGGCAAGACCGGCTGCAGTACCCTGACCTTAAGCCTAAAGTATTAGACGAGTACGAGATCGTGTTTGGCGAAGGCAAGGATGCAAAGCGGGTTGACTTGGTGCTAGTCGAGGACAAGGCCGCGGGTATCGTGCTCATCCAAGACCTGCAGCGTGCCCATATCCCGGTGAGATCCTACAACCCCGGCAATGCTGACAAGATCCAGCGCCTGAGCATTGTGGCCAACATCGTGAAGGCTGGAAGGGTGTATGTCCCTGAGTCGAGCGTCAACCCTGGCTTTGTCAGGGATTGGGCGGAAGCAATGGTTACGCAGATCTGCTCGTTCCCGCAGACCACGCACGACGATTTTTGCGTGGATTCAGAATCGCTGGTCATGATGGCTGACGGTAGCCAAAAGAGAATTTGCGATGTAAGGGTTGGCGAGATGGTTACTACGCCCAATGGTTCACGGCGCGTCCTAGCCGTTCATGACAACGGAATAAAGGAAGTCTGGAAGATAAAGGCGGCTGACAAAAGCCTTCTGATCACGGGCAATCATGAAGTGTTCACCCAAAAAGGATGGGTAAGGGTTGATAGCTTGACTCAAGCAATCCATAATCTATATGTCATCAATTCGGAGGGCATATGGGATTTGCAAAGAAACCTGGCGTCATCGTGGAGACAATTGTCTTCAATGGTAGAAAATACAACCGCTACCCTGAGAGCACGAATCCTGCGCACCGTAGATACTTCGCTAGGGCTGGGCACAGGCTTCATCGAGATGTGTGGGAGTTTCATCACGGCCCAATCCCAAAAGGGATGCACGTTCACCACATCGACGGCAACACGGCCAACAACGCCATTGAAAACCTTGAATGTATTACAAGAGATGCCCATTGGGATCAGCACAGAGAGGAGCATTCAAAACGAAGCAGATCAGAAGGGCAACTTAAGCATCTTGAGGCCATTAGATCCAAAGCATCAGAGTGGCATCGGTCTGAAGAGGGCCGCGCTTGGCACCGAGAGCATGCTCAAAAATATTTGGCAAAAACTTGGGGAGTTCCGAGAAGCTATCCATCCCTCACGCTTAACTGCGTTTGGTGCGGATGTGAGATGCAAGCTAAAAGCAGCCGAAAGCGGTTCTGCAAAGAGGGGTGCCAGACTGCAGAATCAAAGTTTCGCCTCGGCAAAAGTCGTACAGAACACCCGTACCATGCGTCGCGTGTACGACTTGACAATTGAGGCCGATCACTGTTACTTCGCTAACGGCATACTTGTCCACAACTGTGACGCGTTTTCGCAAGCGATTCGGTATTTGAGGGATGCCGGCTGGCTCAGTGTTGATCCACCGCCACGAGACGATTACGATGAAGATGATGTAATTGACGCCGGTATCACCAAGACCAATCCCTATGCGGCTTAACCTGAAAGCAGTATCATCCGCACAACACAAGGGGCTAGCATGAGCAACTTACGGGCAAGGCTTGGGTTAAAGGACGGCGGAGGCCTGCGTGAGCGGCTGGGCTTAAAGGACGGCGGCGCAGTCCGCATGCAAGACGGTGGCGATCCCACGGCTAGGTTCATGGGCAAGACGCCCAAGCGTGGTGTCAGTGCGCTACCCGGCTATGGCCAAGGCAACATCCTTGAAGACATTGAAAAAGTATCGCCAACCACTGCCGGCATCGTTGATGCTAGCCTGACTGGCATACCTCTTGTTGGCCGGGCGCTGGCTTCGCCCTTGGTAGGCTTGGGCACCTTTGCGACAGAAGCAATCAAGAGCGGCGATCCACGAGATCCGACACCACGTCAGCGTGCCGGCGAAGCAGCGCAAAGCTTTATCACTGAGAACCTTCGCCTGCCACAGACTGAGAAGGGCATCGAGAACCTTGAAGCAGTCGCAAACTTGGTAGAGGACATGCCAGACCTCAAGCTGCCACCAGTCATTCCGCAAATTGCCATGCTTCCATCAATGCCAGGTCTTGGCGGCGCTCTGAGGCAAGCGGCAAAAACTGCCGGTAAGGAAATGTTAAGACCCGTTGATCAGGCGATGCGCGGCGAGGGAATGTTGGCAAAACCGCTACAAGGGGTAGCGCCAAGACAAGTTATGCCTGGCACAATGGCAGACCAAGGAGTAACCTATGAAACAACCACCGAAGGACCGTTCTACCGAGTCCGCCCTAGCCGTTCTCAAGCGGCTGCAGGGGAGGGTCGAGGCATTGTCGAAAGAGTACGGGACGAAGCAGTTGCCCCAGGACGAACTGGAAGCGATGTTTCGCAACCAACTACGGATGAGGCAGTCAAACAAGCGATGAGCGACCCGGCGAACTTTGTTCGTCAGGCCGCAAGCACTTACACGCAGGAAACCACTGGCAAGCCTTATGCGTTGCCAGACATGCCTGAAAGCTCTATCCTCAAGCAGGCACCGATTGGCCGCACTTTCATGCTGGCCACGACAGATGATCCCGGCTACAAGCAGGAGATCTTCCGCCAGTACGCCACGCAAATGCCAGAAGTCATCGAGCAGTCTGGCGCAACCAATTACGACGAGTTACTGGTAGCCGCATAC